GATGCAAAAGGTGACTCCAAAATTACTGAATTTTGACCGTCGATCGTTTGTGAACCAGACGCTAAAATTGTAACATTGTTCGATGCTGCTGTGCCGGCCTCATCTTTCACAACATAGGTTTGACCATCTAAAAGGTTAGCAGCATCAGGCAATCTAATTGATAGTACACCATTAGTTGTGTTGGTGCCAATATAATAATCTGTAGTGGATGCTGTTATTGTAGTGTTTGTATTTCTTCTATTTAATTTAAGACCACCAAAAACTTGAAGAATATTATTGTTGAATATCAAATTATTTGATCCACTGATTGTTCCAGCGCCCGCATCATTGCGAAATTGAAGTGCACCCAATGGACCTTGTGCATTTGCACTTCCCCCACCTCCACCACCAACAATGCCTGTTAGGAGACTGCCATCACCCATCAGATATGAAGCAGAGATACCTGTGCTTGCCGTAATTTCTCCAGTAACATTTAATGTTTCACCATCAAATGTAAGATTAGACTCACAAGTTAATGTATTAGCATTGCCATCTACATTTGTTATTATGGCGTTATTTGTTGCATTACCAACTCTGGGGACATTAATAACTTCTGCACCATCTGATGTGCTTAGGTTACCAGATACAATATTTCCCGGGGCTTGATCTTTGCCCGGGCCAAAGTATAAGGGTGCAATCACTGAGCCGGTGAAAGAGTTTTTTGCCATGCGGTGTCTCCTTCTTTAATTAGAAGACAAACCAGTTTGTCCCGTTTGAATACACACTAATCGCCGGCATAGTACCAGTAAGAACATATGTTCCTTCATTATCAAACAATTGATTACCGCCAGCAGTACCAGTTAATGTAATATTGTTACCCCCACCGGTTCTCGCAGGAACTTCATCTTTAATAGTCCAAATTAATCCGGTTGGTACCGATGAAGCGGATGGAAATATTAATGTAGTAGCTGTAGTTCTAGTCACACCATATATATGACTATCTTGTGTGAGTGGCGTATTTGTAGCATCGATCGCTGTATACTTGCCGGCGAATCCGGCAACACTAACAACCTTTTGAGTTGCACTAGCACTTAAAACAAAATTTGTTGCTGGGCCGGCGCCGGCTTCTGTAACAACCAAGCTGCCTGTCCGCATGTGAGTGTCATCGTTTGTATTACCAAAAAATGTAGAACCAGTTGCATCAATCCTAGTGATATCTTCATAATGAAAAACACTTGCTGACACTGAGCCAGTGACTAAAAGGTTTCCAGATAAAACAAGAGTATTGGGTGAATAAGGATGCAATGATGTATCGGAGGCAGTATGATAAACAAGCGCTGCCACACCGAGAGTAGAATTATGGCCAGTTAAAAACTGAACAGAACCTGTTGGTCCTGCAGCTTGTCCACCGCTACTCTCATCGGTGCAATTTACATATGCCCATCCAAAATTCGCCACGGGCCTAGCCTACTCCGTCAGAGCCTTTCCAGTTTGGACCGGCATCGGTTTCAACTGATGAGGCATCAATATTGGTTAAGCCAGCAACAATATCAAACTTAAAAGTAGTAGCATCTACAGCTACAAAATATAACTCACTAACTTTTAAATCTAACGCTTGAGATGTACTAGAGCTAACATTAACAAAAAAATGATTGTTACCAATTGTACCTGCGTGGCTAAAACCAACTCTTACATCACCCAACTCATTACTGTCTGGAATAATTTGAACCCACTTTGTGACCTTTGGGAATGTTATTTTTAATGTATTTGAACCAGTGGCAGGCGCCAAGCACGAACCTGTTGCAAACGGCTTTCCGCTAACTTGAAAAGAACCAACGTTATTTAGTCCAACTCTTGTATTCCAGTTTTGTAGTGCCATTATTAAACTCCTTAAAATTTGTTTTACATTGTAAATAGTTGCTAAATTTTTCTACGCCGTCTTTCTATGGCCCTTTGCTTTTTTCTTTCTTCTCTAAGACGTGCTCGCTGGGCTCTTTCTTTTTTAATCTTCTTTTTCACAGAAGGTTTCTCATAGTGTTTTCTATCCCTAACTTCTTCTACAATTCTTTCTTTCTTGACTTTCTTAAGAAAACGACGAATTAATCTTTCATTGCTTTCTCTATTGTTAAATCTTTTTGTGACAACTTGTGATTTTTTTTTCATTATTACCTACTTTAATCTTTCCCATATTTTAGATGACTTACCTAAGATAGAGCTAATATCAACACCGGCGTCACTAGGATCGCCTAAGTCAACAGCACCCGCAGCCTGTTCACGCTGAGCAGGGACAGGCGTAGTTCCTTCAAATAAGTCTACACCATTGAAAGCATCTTTATTGATTGCTTCCATTAATTTCTTACGTTGCTCTTTTAGCTTAGTGTTCTTAGGCTCTCTAACAATTTGTCTAGGGGGCTCCTTGCTTTCAACAATAGGGGCGGCTCCCACACCCTTAACTACTTCAGAAACAACACTAGACAAAAGCCCTTCTTCTATAAGAACTTCATGAATACACTCTTTTACGAGTGGCTTGATAACTTTTTTTAATTCTGATTTTTTCATTATACTCTCTTAATTTTTATTCTTTTGAAAAGGGACTTGGTGTTAGCTGGGGCTGCCCCGGCTCACGCTTTAGTTTGCGCTTTTTTGCTGTGTCTTGTGTTTGTGTATTTTTAAGCACATTAGCAAGTTCAGCTTCTTTATCTTTTTTAGCGTTAGCATCTGCTGCTTTAGCATCCTTAACAAGTTCATCGGGCTTACTACTTGCAAAAAGTCTTAACAATCTCTTAGCATTCGCCCTTTCCGTAGCTATGTGATCAACAATTTTAAGGTATTCGATTATCTCAGGATTATTGTCGGGAAGCTCCTCCCCATTGGGTCCAGTTGGTTTAGGCGGGTATGGTGTTTCTGCAATTTGTTTTAATTTTTTTCCAATAGTACCTCCGCCCTTCACCGCGACCATGGCAAGGCGACCGACTAAAACTGGAAATTCTCTGGTGAGGTCGAATATATTATTAACATCCATTGGTTCTACATCAGCAATTTTTCTAACTTTATCATTAACATAATCTGTACCTCTGCGGGCCGCGGCATTGGCGGCCAAGTAGGCTGTGTAACCAACAACACCGACTAAACTAACGCCAGTTAGTAAATCTTTAAACAATGTCATTTCATCTTCTAATAGAATATCATTCTCTTGCTCATTAAGATATCGATCCCAGTTTTCTTTGATTAAGCCATAATTCTCATGCTTCATTGTCTAAAACCTCATCGATAAGTTGATTAATTTTAGATTGCTTTCCTTCCTTCAGTCCAAACTCTTTTGCTTCTCGCATCATAAATGCACCGGGAGTTGATGGCTCTGATACCACATCGAAACATACTAACTCAAAATCTTCTTGCACTATAGATTTACCATTGCGCTCAGTGACAGAGCCAGTTCCACGAGATGATATTCCAATAGAGCATCCGCCCTCTACTAAAGCACGCAATGTTTTGCCGGCCGGCGTTTCAAGGACTTGAATCTTACCCATTACTTTATTGCCTTCCATCCAGATTTCATTGACTTTGTGAGATACTTTTTCAAGCGATACTTCAACCTTGTCAGGATGATCTAGCTCGCCTAAAGCTCTGTTTTGTTCAACAAGTTGTTGATACTTTTTGACTTCTCTTTCAAGGACTGGTCTTGTATAGACACGACCGTTACCGTTTAGCGTTTCGCACATTTGCATAATTCCAGAAAGGATCATACCGCCTTCTGAAACAAACCGCTTTTCAGCTTCAGTTAACAAATCTTGACAAACTCCGCCTTCGCAAAGTTCGTAAAATTCTCTCAATAATTTTTTACCCATAGTTAAGACCCTTTGCAGCAACGTCTAACTGGTTGAAGCATCCACTTGTTTGTCCAAGTGGCAGGACTCTGGGTTTGCGTGTTTGTGTTCATGTTTAATTCCCTCATCTCCAAAAATCATATTAAGCACATATGATGTTCCTGATGATAACCATCCCATAAGGAAAAAATTGGTTACCGTCACATCAAAGTTAAATAGTTCTGTGAATGGAGAAAGCAGCAATAAAAACCACCCTATGTGAAAGCCCATACACATAGGACAATTAAATAGTTCTCCTAAACGGCCTTCTTTGGGGCGAATGTTTTTAAAAATTTTACCGTATACTACTATTTGTGTTAATCCATATGCACATAGTATAAATGTTATTAGTTCCATTAATTCCTCAAATAGTATACATATAGTTATAGGCGTATGGGTCACGTATATACCCGGGCCTAATTGAACCCTTTTCTGCAGCTTGTGGGACTTCACCAAGCTCTGTTGAGTATTCCTTATCAGGATCTAACGTGTGATTATCGTCCATAGAAACAATCGCCTCTACTTGTTCAAAGTAAGGTCTTTCTTCTTCAATAAAATTGTGTATATTAATCAATGCCATTTTGGCGGATGACGCATCGGGATCTGTGGATTCTTCAAGTGTTGCCTCGAAGGAACCGTAGAAAGCGCCGGCTTGGACACTCTCAGGAATGACGATTCCCTTTTTTCTCAAGCAAGCAAACAATCTATTTTGTGCACCATACACTAAGTCAGTCATTGTTTCTTTTGGAAAAGCAACGACCTTCTTTTTATTTGGAGATAATACAATATCAATATCTCCGTGATCAAAAATCATTAAATCACCGTTTAGCGAACGGCGTAAGTCAAGCTCTAATCTAACTTTCTTTTGATTAGACTTTTTACCAACCTTAATGATTACCGGCATCACCAATTTCCTTTACAAGTTGTTGAGTCTTTAAGACTGTCAATAATAAGTTATCGTCAATTTCTGTAGCCTGAAAAGAACTAAGCTTTTCACTTATTAAATCACGACGACCATCAAGCTGGCTATCTGGAATCGAAGCAACAGTCTTCCTAAGTCTAGTTAATTCTTCATTGAGAAACATTTTAAGCTCGACTGCATTGTCAACAAAAGAAGCGATATAGTGGTTTAACAATTCTTTTTGTTCATCAAGTAGCTCATCAGAGTATTTCTGGTTAAACTTGTTTACAAAAGTTGTTAGAGTAAGAGTGTCAATTTCAGTTTCAGTTTCTAATTCAACACTCTTTGACATATCTTCAATTATTTTATTTTCTAACATAACCTTATTTTTTGGTGTTGTTTTTATATTAAAGATCTGGTCAATGGTTGCTAATGTTTTATAGTTTGGCACAAAATTATTAAATACAGTTGGGTCAAGCTCTTTGTTAATATCATTGATAAGTTCAGTTTGCTGCTTAAACAATCCGTGTGGATCAATTAGACGCGCAGAGATGTTAGCTTCTTTTAAAATCTTTTCACAAGTTTCAATTGGAAGACTTTGATTTTCATATAAAGACTTATAGCAATCGAGATGTTGTCTCAAATAACTACCGGGCTTAAAGTGTTTCTTCACAAGTGATACAGCAATATTTTTTCTTTCAGTGTCATTTTTAATAATCGCTGCTGTTATTTCTTTTACTAGCGATTCAAAAACAAATGCCGTATTTCTTTTTTTATTGTGTTTCATCTTTTTGCTCCGTCAATAGTTTATTTTTCTTTTCTAAAACATCAATTAATGATTTTACAGAATTATTCATCTCAAGAATTTTTTGTTCTTCGTCTAATTCTCTATCAGAATATATAGATGTTTGTTCTGTAAAAACTCCTCTACCCAATGATCTTAACTCTGGATAGCCTAGATTATTCTTTCTCATAGTATTGGTTTCCGGTGTAGCAATCGACCCATACGATTGAGATCTTTTACCTAATGGTCTCTTATCATTGGTGCCATCCTTTCTTACGTAAGTACTCTTATCATACACACTCAACTTTTTTGATGGACGTGAGCCGGGAGGTACTGCCAGTAATGGTGAATCATCTCCTGTATCATCTGGCGCTGGTGTTGTATCTGTTACATCTGCTGCTGGTATTTCGGCCGGGCCTCCGCCAGCAGCATCACCCGCATCATCGCCAAGATCTAAGTCACCACCTCCAAGATCACCACCTAAACCGCCACCAAGGGCATCACCGCCACCACCGGCAGCACCTGCGGCGCCTTCGGCAACTTGTTGTAGCGATGCATCATGTTTACGGTCGTAATACATTTCACGTTGATTGCGTACAAATTCTTCGTGATTGATACCAAAAATATTTTCAGACACCCAGCGGCGTGAGAAGTAACCTTCAGTGGCCGATGCTGCAATGTCAAACTTCGCTTTCCAATGCTCAATTTCTTGTATCTCTGCAATCTTCGACGGGTTGTTGAGTGAGAGCTTGAATGAAAGCAGGTCATCGCCGCGGAACCCAAGTGTATAAAGATGAATAATCCCTATCTTCTCAAGCTCAGATATAACAACTCTCTGCAATCTCTGGATAGTTCTAGCAAAACGAATATCTTTTTGCGCTAATGTTGTTTTATCTTCGGTCGCTCCCTCGCCCATCGTGAGATATGACTGAGGTATCTTAAGCGCTGAGAATAACTTATCGCGTAAATATTTAACATCATCAATTGCTGTAATATTTTGGGCCCCTGCTAATGATACAATATCGGTTTGTGAGCCAGCACGGACTGGGATATAATAATCTTCTTCGATACTCATCGGGTTGTAACGCAAATCGACGCGGCCAGTGTCAGGATTGACAACAGAATTTCTTTTAAGTTGAGTAACTACTTTTTCCATATACTGTTCAACTTCATTTGGAGGAATAGCACCAACATCGATCTTAAACACACGTCTCTCTGACGAACGTACAACACGGTAGGCCATCATTGCATCCTCCATTAGAGTAAGCTGACGCCAGATACGACGTGAAGGCTCAAGAATAGAAGTTCCATAAGGTGCATACTTGTCGTTACCTAATACTCTGAAATGTGCAATTTGCCAGTTTTCAAATGTTAAGCCAGCCGAGTTCCATTGATATTGCACATAATTAGGGTTTGTGGCATCCTGCCCTTCTAATCTCTCAACTTCTTGTGGGGGGAGTGAGATAGCAGACTGTACTCCGTACTTATCATCGATGTCTAAGTACAGGACAAAATCACCGTACTTACACATTGTTCTTGACCAACCAAACAAGTTGTATTCTACGTTAAGAATATTCTCATACAAGATTGCCAACACGGCTCTTAACTCTTCATTAGGGCAACTAATATTTAGCATTGGTCTTAAATCAGAATAAGTTGTCATTTCATCTGCATAGATATCAAGAGTTGATGCAATTTCAGGAGTGTATTCCATTTGATCAAAATCAACGTAGCGCTCCGAACGACGTTGATTGGCAATTGCATTAGAGCCAATCTGATCTAATGGACTGTAATGAGTCTTCTTAAATTGTTGCCCAGATGCAGTTTTAAACCTTGAAGAAAATTTATCAAGGTGCTGTCGTCTAATTCTACGTCCTGATTGAGAACGATAATTAATTATAGGACCAGAGAATAATCTCGTCAAAGACTTAAATAATTGAGATTGATTATTTCTGGGATTGTTTTTATTGTCGGCCATTTATTTTCTCACTTTATAATCCAATTAAATTGGTTGTAAATTCTTTTTGCTTCGTCTATTTTATCAAATGATTCTTTTTCTTTGTATCCAATCTGTCCTTTTATTTGTGTGTTCATAGTAGTTCTGGATGTAATAATTGCATTCGCAAAAGCTTTCTGATAGTTCAAATCTCTTGCGCTGTTTTGTATTGCAGTGTCTCTCACCCAACAAGCAATCGCTAATGCCATTATCAAATCATCATGATAACCTTTCATTGCTTGTGGTCTACCATTCCTCCAAATAAAGGTTTTCATCTCATTAATGGTGCGAGACGAATATACCGTAATTAGTTTATTTCTGATAAACTCTTCTAATTTCGCTACTATAAGAGGTCGAGTCTTAGAAGACGTTGTAAAACCGGGCACTGCAGAGTTTCTATATTCAGCTTGGTGTTGCTCAATATATTCGTGTGTTGACTTAATAGAGTGATACAAGTTTGGATATCCAGCATCTAATAATTTATCTAACACTGAATAACCAACATTGTTGTTTTCAACAACAAGCATCGCATTACCAAACTCTCTACCAACTTGATTTAATATATTTGCATACATATCGAGTGTTGGCTTGCCTTGATATTCGCCAACAACTTGCAAAGTTTCTAATTTTATCATATGAAAAGTTGAATAATCAGCACCATCACCACGAGCTACATCAGCGACCATAAGATAATTACAGCTTGGATCATACTCTTCCCAAATCCAAAAGTTTCTATCAAAACCAGTTCTATACTTTGGTTCACATACATTGCTAAGCAACCACTCCATACAATCTGGATCAATCACAGTCTCCCCAGATGTGTTGAAATTACATTCTAATTCTTGGGCAATCTGTCGTTTAGACATATTTTTAGTTTCTTTCTTGTACCATTCTTCATCTCTATCAGGATGAACGTCCCATGGTAGTGTTGTAAGGTTAAAATTATTTGCCCCACTCTCAGCATCAACACAATTTTTATGAAACCAATTACCAACACCGTTGGGTGTAGACAGAGCAATACATCGCCCACCGGTTGACAGTGTAGGATACAGACCAGTCCACAATTCTTCCAAGCCCTCAATGTGTGCTGCCTCATCAAGAACAAGCAATGACAATGCCTCAGAACGACCTGCATCTCCAGATGTTGAGGCAGCCTTAATAGAAGAGGCATTTGATAACTCAAATGATGTGCGGTTGTCAACAGAAATAGTGGCTATACGAATCCACTCTGGCAAATTCTTCATAATGCTTTTAACCTTTTTAACAAGATTACCAGCAGTTGCAAACTTAGTTGCCATAACAAGGATTGACTTATCTTTATGAAAAAGCATAAGCCAAGAAATATATCCGGCTGTAATAGTTGAAATACCCAACTGTCTTGCTTTTAAAATAATATTAAAACGATAATCGTTAAAATCATTTAATAGTGTATCTTGAAAGTCATATGTATCAAAAAGGATTAGCCCGTGCATCGGATGTGATATACGGGCATAATTTTTCAAGAAGTATGCAGGGTCTTTACCGCACTTTAATATTTCTTGAAACTTTTGTTTTTTGGTAAGTTCAAAACTCATACATCCCTAATCATTGTACGAATCATTTCTTGTAGTGCAGACAAATCAAAATCTTCTCTAACAGGACCAAGTGTGATTGGAGACCTTCCATCGTCACTTGGATCGCCATATAATGAGGGTGGCTCAGGTTCATCATCTTGCATTTCTACACCCGGTAGTCTAGAGAAAACAGATTGAAATAACTCTGCCACATCGTCTGGGTCCATACCCTGAACCAAATTAGCTATCTTATCCTGTATTGAATCAGATCGTTTTTGCATTGATGCTGTTTGTCCATCATTTCGATCTCTGGGCATTTCAAGCTCTCTACGACGCCTATACTCATCGTCACCAATCATTCGCCTAATAAGCTCTTCAGCCTCTTCACTATACTCAGTAATATTTTCTTCTTTCATATATTCTTCTAGAATAATTTTACGAAGTTGCTTTTTAGTAATCTGCATTATCTTACTCCTTCTTTCTGGTGTCATTGGATGGGCGCTTCCCGCCATCACCAGTCCAGCCACCTTGGGACATAAAGTCTTGCCAGTAGGCATCAGGTGCTTTTGAGGCATCTTCATTATTCATTGATTCATCTAAGCCACCTACAGTAAACTGTTGTACTGCTGTCAAAAATGTACGCACGTTGGACACATTCTCAACTCTAATATCTGGTTCTTCGACTTCGGTAAGTGTTACAGAACTACCTGTAATTTTACGATATTCCTTCTTAAGAAACTTGACAACCTCAGACATAATCCCTGTGATGTCGTCTTCAAAACCGTTTTCGTGAACTTTCTTTAAATGTACTTCCGACATGTATGTAAGGTGCATAATGTTGCCTGCAAACCTAACATTAAAGCCATCAATAATGCGTCTATCTAAAATAGGATCGCCAGCCTCACGCTGCAAGCCTGCCTCAATGGGTTCGTTGTTTTCATCAAGAGCGCCGTCATAAACATTAGCTGCTGCTTGGGAAAGTCCTTGTACTATTTCGTATACTGTTGCCATTTTAATTATCCTTTTTTAAATTTGGTCTCCAACCATTTTTCCAACGCTCTTCTCTATCTTCGACATATTTTATGTAGCAATTATTACAACACTCAAATTTGACTAAACAGACATCATCCATCGAAGTCTTTGGAAACTTTCCACAGACAGGACAATTTTTACGCGGTTCTTTATTAAGTAGTTTTTTGCTTACCTTTATACCATTTACATCAATTTTATCTTCCCATTCAGAATTTTTGGATGTCTTAGCGTAAAATTCTTTCATTTGTTGAAGATATTCTTTTTCCTTATCTTCATCCCAAAATGCTTTGGGATTTGCGATTGCATCATCGCCATACTTTTCTTTTATGGCTTTCTCAATAGCAGCGATTTGATTAAGATTTTTATTCTTCATTAAATACCTTATAAGCACCGTATGCACTCGCAGTGCCAACAGCGACACCTCCAGCAAACCACCACCATTTATATTTTGGTGCTGTTTTCTCTAGAGAGTTTACAAGTGCTTTTATTTCCTTGTCTTTCTCCATTATAAACAAGTCGTATTCTTTTGTTAAAGCATTGTGTTCTATTTTTAAATTCTCTAATTTAAATTCGTATTCTTCTCTTAACACTTTGAGTTCATACTCTGTTTTTATCTCGCAAGAGTATAATGCTATATCATAACTTGACAATACCTTTGCCATCGCATTTTCATCAAACAAGACACCGGCAAAAGGTGCTGGTGCTTTGTATTCCAACACTGTGAACTTTGCGGGCTCGGTAGCATTAGCAGCCATCGTCAACAATAGTAATAATTTAAGGAACATATTCGATACCAAACTTAGATTCTATATCTTTAATTAGTTCTTCTCTATCACTATTAAACTTATTCCTGTATTTGCCAGCTTTGTCTTGTCTTAGTTCGTCTATCATATCAAGAGCATCTTCGTAATCTTTTTCTATTTCGGCGATTGATTCAAGATGACTTTCCATAAGCAATTGCTTTTCTTTAATCTCTTGCTTGTGTATTTCTTTAAGACCTTCAATTTGTGATTGTGCAGATTCTATTTGTGTCTTATATGTTTTCTGCATTAGATTGTAGTCATACCTCGTCTTAGCGACAACTACGATTGCTAATACAACTATTAGTATTTCTTTCCAGTGTGATATAACAAACTCTAAAATTTGTTTTCTAATCATTGTAACCTCGCAATCTAGAGATGCCATCAATAATGGTTTGGCCCCCGATATAGATTGCTGAAATAATCACCCAGTCTTCGCTAGTAACATGTCCTGCTAGTGTTAAGCCAGTTGCTGCCAGCCAAACCATTAATTTACGTGATGTAAGCTTGGCTAACCAAGTGTCTAAAAATGCTTGTGCTTTTACCATATTATACCTCTATACAGTTTCAGTAGTTTCGCTTGGAGGTGTGGGGCTGGTAGTCGTGGTGATATCTGCTGAGTCTGGCAATTGACCTTTTATTGTTTCTGCCATTTTATTAACTGCTGCAGCTAAACCACCCATTGCAAGGGCAGATATAATTGCTGGTTGTTCAGCCATCTTTTTCATAACATTAAATAACAACTCAACATTTTCAGGTGTTAATTGTTCAAGTCCTTCTTCAAGTTTGCTCTCATTGGCATCACCAACATTTGCATAAAGTGCAGCTAAATAATCTTTTACTGGGCCATCTGTGCAGCCAACTTTTGAATTGTCTTCTTTTTTGTAAACGCACTTTCCTTTAGAGTAATAGCCTTCAGACAGTTGTTCACCCCTCATATAATTTAATACTGAACTAAGGTAATCTTGCGACTTAGTAATCTTGGATTCAACCCACTCTTCAAGGTTAGTGTCGTCTCCAATCATATCTTGTAGCATCAGTGCAAGTTCCGCTGTTCTGCCAAGTTGGCTGCGAGCCATTGAGCCTTCACCATAACCACCTTCGTCAAGAGAATCAATTTCCTCTTGTATAATTTGTTTAAGTTCGGAGATAGTAATTTTCATTTTTTAAAATCCACCTATAGATGTCATCTTTGCATTGATCGCAGGATCTGTTAATTTAAATTCAGCAAACGATGCTCTGATAGATTCTTCATCCGCATCTCCGCCATACCATTGAACAAACTTTTCAGTTGCGTTTAAGCCTTCAAGAAACTTACCACCAAGTCCTGCTTGCTTGCAGATGCCCTCAAAGATCTCTGCTACAGGAGAATCTTCCTCTTCAACCAAAACCTCGACAACCTCTTCACTAACTTCTTCAGTAACCGTTGAGGTTTTTCTAACTAAGGTAGTCCATAAACTTTTTAACCAATTCATTTTATTTCTCCTTCATTCTTTAATGCTTGATGTATGGCCTGAATAACACCATCATTAAGGTGACTAAAAACGGGAGGGTCTTTTTTGGCATCCTCGGCTGCAGCGATAATTTTTTCTGCAAGCTTGTCTCTTGCTTGACCAACAGTTAATATGCCATAACCGGAGATCAAAATTTCACGCTCCATATCTTGTTCTTCTGTTACTCGTTTTCGTTTATTGTATAATTCTAATGCTTTCTCAGCATATAACTGCTGGTTTGATTCATGATCTTCCGCATTCATTCTAGCATAATCATCAGCTTGTTTCTCTGCTTCAGGGTTGTTCTTCAGCCATTCAAGTGCTTTTTGAACATCACTCTTTGGTTCTTTGGCGCGCATTGCGCGGACCTTTGCTTGATGTGCTTTTTTTTGTGCAGGTGTCCTGTTTCTTGCATCGCCGGAAAATCCAGAACCGCCTGAGCCATCAGGGTCTTTGGAGCGCTCATCTAATACTGACTCGAATTCTTCTTTAATAATTTCTTTAAGTTGTTGTTTTGTGATTTTCATAGTATAACCTTCTATTAGTACTACTAACACTAAATAGTTTCATTTATAGTAAAAACTAATTTTCAGATGTAGCCCATATTATATTTTTAAATTTCTCGGGCTGTAAACCATAGTAGTTAGTTTTCCACTCTGACTGCTCAAAAAAATCTAAATTAATCCAATCATCTCTAAACTGCCAAAGTTTCTCTGCCTCTTCATCCCATTTTTTACTTAAAACAAAAGATTCGATTTCTTGTTTTTTAGTTTGCACAGTATCATAATCAAACCCATCCCACTCATAGTGAAAAACCTCGAAGACACGACCAGAACGATCTACAAAATCTATACTGACATCTATACCCCATTTTGGTTGCATGTTGATAATTTTCCAAAGCATTGGATTCGCGCCAGAGTATTTTATCAGTTGTTCACGAGCTTCGCCTGAGAACGACTTTCTTTCAAATAATTCACAGTGATTAAAATGTGCGCCACTATTTTTATCCCACTTCATCCACGGCTTATGAATGACCCAATCTTGCCTTCGTAAGTTAATATTGTAATCTGAAACATTTGCATATGCTCGTTCGACTTCTGTCAGATGATAACCATTCTGATCAAACAAGCTAGCGCAGTTAGGATCTAATAATATATCAGGATCTATTATGGGTTTTGTCCAAAAACCATCTGTGTCAAACAAAGATTCTAGAACAACTATTTCGTTCATTTCTTGTATTGCTAATCTATTTCCACAGGGGAATCTAAGATATCTCGTATTTGTGATATTAGTTCTGGACCACGATAGTGCGAAATTCTACCAGACTTCATAGCACTATCCAGTATATCTTTAATGGCATTAACTTTGTTCAAAGCTTCCATCCCTTCTGGTGTAACACGCTCAGATACCGATGCAAGTTCTTCTTTGATGATCTTTTTAAGTTGATTTTTTGTAATCTTCATTGAGTAAGTTCCTTTTATATTTCAGGCGGGCGTTGGCCCGACGATTCGGATTGAGACATTTCTTTTAATTGTTCCATAAGAGACTCAAATACATGCGCCACACTTTCATCTAGTTCAACTGTAAGAGCAGCAGTGTCGTCGGCATCCTGTTTTTCTATTGCCAGAAGTAGCCGTTCGGTAATATCCTTGCAATCTTTATCATTGTGAACAGCATCGTTGACAATTTGCATCAAAGACTTAGCCTCTTGTTTTGACATATTCGTCTGGTCCACAATTTGACTAATGCTGTCGCGGATGCTATTTTGGGCTACTTGTAGGGGATCTTCTTTTTTACTAAACATGTTAAAAACTCGCTTCATCCACTTTGGCATTGCAATTTTTGCTTTTATTGACGCCCACGCAAAAGCGCCGGCCAACATAAGAGGGATTGCACTGGTAGACAAAAAGAAGGCCACTCCTGTTGCGGTAGTAGCATTTAACGCTGCAATGTTTAGTGCTGAATAGGCGGCCGTCGCAGAAACTGCTACTAAGGCACCCCAAGGTCCGATTGCTTGAATTTTACCACTAACACCTTCGGGGCCTATTTGAAACTGGGAGCTAGCTTCTCTTAACATTTTTTGCCTCTGGGCATGCGTGCGGGCACTAGTTTCGTAAAATACCTCAACGCAATCTCTTGTGACCGTCTCGTTTAAAAAATAACGAGGGTCAATTCTTTTTATGTTTTTTCTGATCGGCATTTTAAATCTCCTATGTTGCTAATCCATTCATACTTAGTATCGCAATCAAGCCGGGCACATTTTTTCTGACATAAACACCAGAAAAAAGTGTCTCGCATCGACCGCCGACATAAGCGATTGCCGACTCGATATTCTTGCTAACTCTTGGGTCAGCTACCATCTCTTCTGACACAACCAGCACCAACGAACCTGCTGCGGCCTTGCCCTTGGGTGGAGGACAAGCAGAACGATTCATGCAGTTGTGGAGGATCACCGATCCAAGCTTTCCAGTATTTGGATCTTTAATCATAGTTGAGCCCATGAAGGCACGACCGTCATTGCCCAGACAAGTTTCTAAGTCCTTACTATCAAAAGACTGGATCGGTGAATCCTCATTGGAGAGTTTCAAAACTTGGGCTAATGACTTTGCAAATTGTGTGTTGGCAACTGGATACATACCCAGCATACCAATTCTACCACGAAGTAATCTTGTTGCTCGTTCGTTATCAAGGATGATGTGTGGGTATTTCGACACATCATTCGCAAGAGCGAGAGCATTTCTAGCTATTGTGGGGTTCAGGTTTTCTTGTGCTGTTGGCCAAGATGTAACATATACTACTTGTCCAGAAGCTTGAACAGAGCGAAGGTACCGCTCAAACACAGGATGAAGAGCAGTGACACTACTACCGGTCCCACCGCCACCACCAGCAAGGACGAATAACCAATCAACTTTCCCCAGTTTGATGCGGAGAGCATCTTCAACAATCGCTCCATTTTGTGTTAATACCTCTTTTCCATATTCTACATTTTTACCAATACCGTCAGCATCGGGAATGAGGACAACATGATCCTCTTCAACATTCTTAGGAATGTCTTTGCCTGTTGTGTTAACAAGCAATGTTTTGTTGAAGCCAAGCTCAATAAAAGCATTGGCCATTTTGTTTCCACCACCACCAACACCAACAAACCCCACATTAATAGATGATGGGGCTGTGTTTTCGGGCAGTAAATCTTCATCAGAGTATTCCATCTGTAGACCAAAGTCTTCTACCATTCCAAAGTCTTCTGCTTCTACCTCTTCGTGATAGTGGTCTTTCTCCTGATTAAAGGAGGGTGGTGGCTCTGCGGGAGGCAGAAAATCAAATTCGTTATCGTTATCGTTTGACATTGTTTGTTTCCTTATTGTTCGTCATCGGGTTCCTTTGCTTTGGTTTTGTAAATGTCTTTTTTAGATATACCCTGCTTGAATTTAGGAATCATCTTTTGAGCCCTTTTCAGAAGACTAATTAACTCAAAAAAATGCTCATTGGACACCGGGTCGGGTAAGCCTTCCTTTTGTGAAGTTTCTCTATCTGTTTTGTAGCCTCGCTCACTAAAATCTGCACGGCCAATATCAGGTTCTGGTGCAATATTTGATGGATGATTTTGAATTCTGTCAAGACCATCTTTTATAGCTTTTAAATTTTTCATATATTCTTCTTGCCACTGATTAAATAAACCTGCTTTTGGGCGATCAAGGGATGCACCAATAGAACTGAGGTTCGGCTCATTAATCGATAAATTTTTCAAAAGATTCCTCAATCCTGATATGGCTTGAAGGTCAGCCACGGCACCATCGCGAGTCTTTTCTATTTGGACACCGCGAGCGGCATCATAATTATTAAGTATTCTAAGGCTTTGTCCAACATTTCTCGCCGCTCGATCGAGGAGGTCGCCTGTTTGATCAAAAGTATCTCGATAAAGTTTGCGAGCAGCCGGAAACAACTCATCTAGTTGCTGTTCATCAATGACAGCTTCGAGTTCTTCTTTGATAAGTTTCTTAAGTTCTGATTTTTTGATTTTCATTATTGGTTAACCCTTGCATATCCTGCTTTCTTTTCAATCACGATTTGCATATCAACACAATCTTTGAGCGAATCAAGGTGCGAGATCAACAAAACATTCTTGAAATATACCTTAATTAGTTCCAAAATCTGAATAAAACCCGACATATTGTCTTCGTCAAGTGCTGTACCCGGTTCATCAAGAATAAATAAGTCTGACTTTGGCAGTGATGAAACTCCCAACAATGCTAGACGGATAGCCATAGCAGACAGTGATTTCTCTGCACCTGATGCCATCTCTATCGGTCGCTCTTCATACTTTGGATGCTTGATATTGATGTCAAACTTATTACCTGCAGCTTCAAAGAATACTTCAAAGTCAACAATATTAGCAAGCACCTTCGCAATCTCTTCGTTGATTACTGGTATCTTCTTCTTAATGACATCGTAAGCGATACCATTCGGGTGCATACAAATCATAAACAAATGATATGCAGCGAACTCTGTCTGTAAATCTTGGTACTCCTGCTTTTGTTCTTTAATAGTCTCAATCTTTTGTTCGTATGAACCAACAGATTTGACAAGCTCAAGTGTGACAGCATCACAGGTATCAATCTTCTTTTGTGTTTGTTCAATCTTATAATGACACTTGTTAAGCTGAATAACTAAGGCTTCAAGGTTTTCAATTGCTTCTTTGTTTTCTTCATATTCATCCCGCTTGGCACACAGTTCTTTCAGTTTATCTTCCAAAAACAAAATGGAGTTTTTATTTCTTTCAATTTCAAGATTCAGATCAGCGATTTCAGATGAAACTGTATGCTTGTTAGACTCAATCTTATTATACCGTTCAAATTGTATTTCAACATCTGTAGGGTTTAGTCCCTTGATTTCATCGGTAATTATATTAATAGTCTGTAGTGTATCTGATTGTTGTGACTCTACATCGGCTTTTCTACTAACTGCCGCTTGTGCCTCTTTAACAAACTCGTTACTAGAGCAATATTTACAATCGGGATCATATTCATGATCGTGTAGCAAATTTTCTTTCTTTAGAATATGATTGTGCTCTTCAAGTAATTTATCAAGATTATCCTCTTGTATTTTTAGCTGTTCTTTGTATTGATTAATCTGTCGTCGCTGCGTTTCAAACTTATGCAAATCAAACTCATCGAGAAAACTTACAATTTTCTCATACACACCTTGCTTTGTTTTTAAGGTACTGGCAAATTTATCGTTCTCAATATTATGCTTAGTTATCAGATTTTCTTTTAATCTGATTTCCTTATTGACTGCTGCAATATCAATAATTTCTGCCGGTATAGAATCAATCTTAGACTCAATCTCATTTTTAACATCAGTTAATTCTAAGACTGCTTCTTTTAGGGCAGTACAAATTGACTTGTGTTCGCTCATTTGTTGTCTAGCATCTATGAGTGACGCATTCACAGCATCTAATTCATCATCATAGTTTTTACTTTCCAGTCTCTTTAGTGCACCCTTAAGGTCAACTGAGTCTTCTTTCGCTAGCTTAAACTTGCGATCAAACAATTCAAGATCGAGAAACTTCGCGATGATTTCCTTACGACGGGTTGATCCCTCATCAATGAATGCTAGTGCGCCATGTTGTGATGATAGGGATGATACTGCAAAGTCGTCAAGTGTGCCAAACTGTTTTCGTATATTGGCATCTGTTAAGGTTCTAGTGAGACCATTTAAAGATGTGGTTTCATCCGTTACTGGATCATACACTTCAAAGTTTAACTCAGTCTTGGCTTCTAGTGTTTCTTCGCCTTTCAGTCTCTTAATATACTTCTTGGCTTTTCGTTCAACTGTATAAACCAAATCATTAATCTGTATTGTAACCTTTCCACGACAATCTTCTTTATTCTGATTGATTACATTTAAGTTCTTTCGTTCGTTCTTGGATGTTGTATTGAATAGTGTCCACAGGATACCATCAATGATGCTGCTTTTACCAGAAAAGTTTTTACCAAAGATACCAATAATACCACTTAGCTCTTCAAAGCTAACATTATTACCATCCCCGTAATTAAACAAATTGTCAAACTCAAAGTCAACAAGTTTCCAGTTAATATTTCTCGATACATCTTCATTGTCCTCAACAATTTTATTATACTTCTTATTTAGTTCGTAAACTTTCTCAAGTGTGTTTTCTGCTACTTCATAGTCGACTAAATATTCGTCGATAAGTTCTTCTTGTACTTTTATATCTCTAAGGTTTTCCGTTTGCAGGCCATCTGTTATTCCCTCTACAGAGCCCCTTTCACCTGAAGCTCTGTTAAGAAAAGATATGCATTCAGGCTTAAATCTATGTTTGGCGATATCAACCGCTCTTTTCATAGAATCTAGCGGAAGATTGTTATTGCTAACGAGCCGCAAACGAGCACCAAGCGGAATAGAAATATTCTTTGGCATTCGTCCCTTGCGAGTAAGCTCGATAGTAATAAATGGCTTCGGGTTAGTAAGAGAGACATGCCTTGTTGCCCAAGCATTTTTATCTTGGATATCCCAAATGAGATAACCCTTATCATTTGACTCTCCGTGATTTTGTTGAACAAGTGAGCCCGGATACCTAGCTCTCCCTTGATTATCTACTTTTTGATTTGTCTTGTGGATATCTCCAAGAAGAGCATAATCATATTTTTCTAATTCGTCAAGTGAAATATCTCCATGAGTCATCATCCAGCCACTGTCGGTTACAGAACCAACAACAGAACCATGGTACAACGCAATATTAACTCGATCATCCGGCAGTTCTTTTTGCCAATTCTCTGGGTCCACTATTGATAGAACGTGCAAGTCAATACCGGGTGCAACCTCGACCACTGATGCATACTTATGAAAGTGTATATTAGGATGTTCCAAGTAATCCACAATAGGCGATATCGCATCAAGCCTACCACTGTTCTTCAGGTTCATATCATGATTACCCAGAATCATATGATAGGGTGCAATATCAGCTAAGCCAACAAACAATTCACTCATCATTCTAATTGCTTCAGGACTTAAATCAAGCTTTGTATGAAACGTATCACCGGTGTTAACGATAATATCAGGTTTTTCTTCTCTCAGCTTTTCATAAAGCTGCTCAAACACGGCTCGATATTCTTTGTGATATTTAAGTTTTCGCACATGAATATCAGAGACGTGTGCTATTTTAATGCTCACAAACTCTCCTAGTTTAACATCATCCAAGCGAGGGCACTAAAACCATACCAAGAAGTGTAAATAATGATTGCTTTTACAAGTGTATCGATAATAAAGTTTCTCATATATGCCCTCTTATATAATACTATATCATCACACAGTATGGCTGTCAAGTAATTTATCGCCTTCTTTGTTGATTTCGTCGTTGTAATTTGGCAATGTTCCTGTCACCGCGATCAGCAGTTCTTTGAACTAAATCACTGTCTACTTGTGTGTCAGGGTCTGGAGTCACTGTCATGACTTCATCAGGTTTTTCTGCCGCGGCGGCACGACCCTCGGGACTTCTTCGCTGCATCTTGTCAAGGTAACCTTGAATTAGGGCCGAAAAGTCGGGTGTTAATAATTTACCCGGGCCGTTGGGCCCATCGACAGTTATAAACTTTCCGGGTCCGAAGTGAGCAAACATATTGATATTGGTAGGCTTTAAAATTTGTTTTAGACCTGATGGTGATTGCTGTTGATATCTTTCTCGCTTGCCGTCAATACCCTCCGAACCGGTTGTATAATCGGTATAAGTGGGATTTTTATTAACAATCTTTGAATATGGTACATAGTAATATAAATTACCCATTCGATCAGTTATCGGTCCGTTCTTTGTTTTTAACAAAGTTATATCACTAGAAAAATCACCTATAAATTTGTCCACGACTTTTCTTCTTTCTGCATCTGGTAAATCTTTACCCATTTCAGCAGTTCCCCTGTCCATTGCTGCTTGTACACGGTCTTGTAATTCCTTGTCTTTTAAAACTTGAATATATTCTCTTGTATCAGAAGCATTCTGCATCTGTTGTGCCACCGCCGGTTTGATACCCACACCGTCTAGAACTTGTAGGTCATTGGCAGCTTCAAGACCAAAAGCACCAAGAGCGATGGCCGCAATCAAATACTTACTACCACCGGCCGCATCTCTTATGGCACCAAGAACAGTTTTTTCTAATAATATTGTCTGTTCTTCTGTCAGGCCAAGTTGCATTTCTGCTATAACTTCGGTAATTGTTTGCTTCACAATCCGAAGTTCTACTTCTTCACGAATAATTTGTTTTAGTCTAGTTTCAGTAATTAACATTATTAAACTGCCGAGAGTAAATCTAGCAGTAAATAGTTATCAGTATCAATAAAAGATGCATTCTTTTTTCTTTGGTCAAATACAGATTTAGGCATTGCTCCAACATCTTCGTATCCTGACACATCTATTTTATACAATTCAATATCATATTCCAAAAGCATTTTAATAATCCGCCTTTCTTTTGTAGCGGCATCGGGGTCGAGTGCGATATAGATTGGTGTGTCGTTCCGTACAATCTTTCGTAATAAGTTGGACCCTGACCGTAGGGTTGAACCCAATATAGGAACAGCATTTCCGGCGACCAGTGCATCAAATACTCCTTCGACCAATACTAGGTCTTTATTCCAGTCGATATATAGTTCATTAAAGGTTATATCTTTAGAGGCTCTTGGATTTTTATACTTGTAAGAGTCTCCATTATAAGAACGAGCAATAAAATAATTTATATCACCATCATCATCAAAAGATGGAATGACAATTCGGTTACGATATTCGCCGCTAAAGCAATAGCCAATCTTCCATTTAAGAATATCAGTCTTAGTTATGCCGCGTTTCATCAGATAGTTGTAAGCGTATACCGCAGTTGCTGGCAGTTTATCGGCTGCAAGACTTAAAAATTCATCAGGTAGTTCTAGCTTTTGAAGGACTTTCTCAGACTTTTCCTCCATAAAGAGGTCATTAAATCTCTCCAAATCCTGACGCCCGAATATTTGGTCCCACGCAGCAAGTTGGTTATAGTTGCCAAACCGACGCACAACACGCCTAATGTTGCGGCCGCGATAATCACAAATCCAACATTTATAAACATTCTTATCAACATTAACAGAAAACTTACGTTTGTGATGATGACAGACCGGACAAGTGAATAACATTTCTGAGCCCTTGTCGTGGCAGTTACCCAAGACTCCTTGCAATATTTTCTTAGCTTGTGCATTTTTCATTCATCACCTATTATGGTATAAAAGCCATCTCTTATTGGTATAGGCCCAAAGCTACTCTGCTTAAAAAAGAAAGCATGAATTGTATCGCTATCAGGCTCAATACTCACTACTATACCACAATCTTCCATTTCAGTAAACTTGAAATTAATTTGCTTAGCTGGTGGGACAGCAGTATACCAACTTCTTTTTATTAAATCACCAACTTTCACTTTGCGGCTAGGCACTTCTGATTCTCGCGGTATCGTAGTAGCGCTAGCTCCTTGTGTTTAGCTTCGATCATAATATCAAACTCGTTGCCATAATCATCAAGAGTATTGTACACAAGATCTGAGTGCGCTTGTGGTTTAATTTTTGGATTGTTGTGTTCAAGCGAGCGAGACTCTGCATAATGTACAACAGGCTTAATATCACCCCACGTAGATAGTGCTAGCTCAAGTGCCTCTTGTTCTGTTTGTCCACCGGGATGCAGCATGTGATGATGATAATCAAACACAATTGGAATACCAATACGCTTATATACTCCCTCATACAGTTCTAATGTAGAATACAATGAAGTCTTATCATCATTCTCGACTGTCAAGCGTGAGCGTACGTTGTCGGGTAGCCGCTCAAAATTGCGACAAAAGTTATCGAGGGCAAAAGGCTTATCACCGTAGGCTGCACCAACGTGAATATTAAGCTTAGCATATGGTGTGCGGGGCAAGCCCATAAGATCAAACAAATCACCGTGTACAGATAAATCAGTCTTAGTCAATTCAAACACCCTCTCCTTGGGTGATGCTAGCTTGTTAAACGGCCCCGGATGGGCTGTAAGCCGCATTCCGTGCTTGCGGGCAAAGTTACCTGCCTTAAGTGCCGCGGCGTGTATAGCGCCAAAATTAGGCAGTTCTGTGAGATCATATTCAGATGCCCACGGAATAATGTCGGAGGAAAGACGATAAAAGTAAATATCGTGCTCTAAATTCCATTCAAGAATAGTATATAAGTCACGTAAATTCTGTAGTGCAAGTTCTGCAGCATATTCAATTCCACGCTCATCAAACGTGCGCTTAATCATACTGCGATTAGTAGTAATACGCTGCGACTTTGGCAGCGAAGAAAAACCCATATTGATACAGGCATAGCCCAAATGATTCATAACAACCTCCACACTAACTATAGCCTACTTGAAGTAGCTTGTCAACATAAACATACAATTATTCTGCACGATACCACAGCAGTAAAACTGAAGATGGTAATTGCTCGGTCATTCCATTATCTAGCCACAGTACAGTCACGCGATCTTGAGTTTCAGGACTTTCCAAGGTAGTAAAAATCCAAGCTGCTCTTTCGATTGAAATAACTATTCCGTTCCATCTATTCCTATCACTCGGGACAATTAGTTCCTGCTCTGTTACAATATCACCAATCTTAAATATTTTGTTTCTACTCACAAAATAACTAGCGTTGACTTTCTATATCCCATCCAGCTTTCGCAATTATAATAGCATCAGCACGATCATAACTTTCCGGTCTCGGGTTACCATGTTTAGTGTACTCTATGTGAAAAGCTGGCTCTGTCTCTAGTAAATGTTCTAATACTACTTGCTTAGCTTTTTGACCGCGTGGAACCTTAATCCCAACCTGTTTGCGTGCAGAAGTAGCTCCAATATACTCAGGACGTATTTCAAACACTTCAAAGAGCAACCAAGATACAATGCCATTAAATCTTTGAAGGGCAGCCATTGTTTTACCAGAGGAACCACCAGAATTAAAAAATGTGAAAGGCTGTTCAATATAAATGTGCTCAATAGGAAACTTGGCGTCTCCAAAGCCTGCCGAAGAATTATCATCATTATTAAGCTGATACATTTCATACAGGTCAAGTATTTTTTCTTTTATTGCAATTGTTTTGTCAAAAACATTTTTGTATTTTCTTAAATCAATAGAATCATAATATACTAGCTGGTCATCAGCTATTACAGCAAAACCGGTGATACTGGTTGATACATCTACGCCTAAAATCATAATGATATTCTACTATATATCCAACTTAATCTTAAATGCTAAATCGTTTTCTTCTTCTTTAAGCACAGGGTTTGCCAAAGTTGCAACACCTATAAGATTTTTATTCTCATCATAAATACCTATTCTTGAAATAAAGACTTGTCTTTTAAAGGGTTCATTATGGCTGGCAAAACTAGATGACGCAATATTCTTTATTGTTCTTTTAGGGTTTTCTTCAAATATGTTTGAGCTAGTACGTAAAAGATAATTTTGTCCTTTAGTTACAAATGTTGGATTATTAGAATAATTAGCTTCACCTCTGCCAGCTTTTGCAAACATCGTATATACTTGTGTAGTGTTTTCAGCCTCAAAGTTAATACCAAATGATGCAGATGCAAATGCCACATCGGCTCTATCTGGATTAATCTTACTGTCATTACCGCCAACTCCAAAGTATAACCATTTAGGCTTTACAAGGCCGCCTGATGTTAATCCATCATTGAGTGGTAGACTAACTTCAGGATCAACTTCCCAAGAGCCTGTCAGCATAATAACACCTTCGTTATATAGAACAACCCCAGCAACAAGACCATTACCAGTTGAATTGGAACTTGTGACTTCTATAAGCTCACCGTTTTCTTTTGTATCTCTAATCTCAGCAGCCAATGTACCGCTTACATACCATTTTAAGCAAACGGAGCCCGGGTTGATTCTGCTACCATAAAATATAGAAGGTATATACAAAACATTTATAGCTTGTTCGGCTTTATTCCATCCTGACTCAAAATTAGATTGAACTCTATAATGCTCACTGTATCTAGCGTAGTGATTAAGTCTATTTTTTAATGCAAAGAAATGAGGATGTGATGGGATACCAGCAGATGCAGTAACAATACCGGTTTCAGTATTAATAACTGGGCCACGAGCGCCTGCTGCTGGGCTCATAAATTCTCTAGATATCGAAGCAGTCATAGGATAAAACCCTTCGATACGATCTCCGTATTGAAACTCTGTCGAGTATGTCGTAGGAGCTACAGTTTTAAACGAGGCGCCAGCAGAATCCTTGGTGATAAAAGGAACTATAGGATTATTAGAGCCTGTAAGTCTATCAATATTGTACTCATATAAACTTACACCACCACTAAAACTGGCAGTAATTCCCAAAATAGCATCGGAATAAGAACCAGACTCATGTCTTTTGTCATTGAAGTATATTCTACCATTGTATATGAAGAAGTCCACTATTGGGTGGGTCTTCATTGTGTTCAGTAGAACATCATTTTTACCGAACTTACGGTAAGACATTTTAGTAGTCCAATCGAACTCTAAGAGTCAATTCGTTTTGTGGAGTTTTCTTAAGTGGCTCAGACAGCTTAGCAACCGCAAGTAGTTCGTTTCTTGCATTGTAAAGTCCAACAGTGGTGACATAAGATACAGGCAAGTCGCTAGCTTCATTCTTAACTTGAATCTTGCTGTCCTTAGTGTAAGTTGGGTTAGAACTATAGTTAAACTTGTTGACAGGTAATCTACAGAAATAAATCGTAGAGTTAATCTCTGTGGAGTTGTTAAAGCTAATGTTGTAGATACGATGCCTAAAAGCATCACAAGAAGCAGAAATAGAAGAACCGGTCATAAAGGCATCAATTGTGTTTACTCCACCGGGGTTGCCAGTTCCAAAATCTGATATTCTATCATCAGGGACACCAAGAGAAGTAGTGGTGCTAAAGATTGAAGCTGTGAGAATTGCAACACCAGCTTGATAAAATACAACACCAGAACCAGAACCAAAGTATGAACCATCGTTAAATCTTTGGTAGAGCACGCCATAATCGCCACCAATTGTAGGCGCGGTGCCTCCATTGGCAGACGCCGATGCATCTTGAAGAAGCATACGTGAGCCGCCCGGGGCTAAGTGATTTGTAGTGAACGGGCTAGCAAATGAGCCGGTACCTATTTCAATACTAAATGTTCCTTTTTTAATTTGATCTTTTGTTATCAATCTTGAGAAAGGAATAATTACAACTTCCTTCATCAGCCCTATGTCGTCGCCTAACTCTAAATCAACTTCAAATTTTCTAACCTCGTTAGATGATCCAGTATAACCAAGTAACAATTGGGAAAACTGGTTGTAGATATTAATTTTCTTACTGTTTTGAACCGATGCCGAACTGCTTAGTGACGAGGACTCATCATATGCGAAAGTGATATCATATATGTGGTTGGCAGACGAACTTAAGAAAGGGTAGTCATATACTGACTGGAACATACCGTGAGTATAGTTTTTAATGTTAAAACTGGTACCGTCTTCACTATCATATGTGCCACTGGCTAATGTTCCTGTTAATGGCAATACTTCATGTAAAATGGTTTTAGTTGTTGTTGAATCAGTGTTTACGTCTAAAACTTCGTAAGTTGATGGCATTTATAATCTCCGTTTATGATGCTGAATTTCTAATAATTCTTATTGGTAATTGCAAAGTTACTTGTGTTGCATTCCCTTGAACATACACTACTGTGTCGATATAGTCATATGTCTGAGAACTAGCACCTTGTGATTGTGCAACTTTACCATATACTGTATAGTCGTCTAATGAAAGGTCTGTATTTATTGTTAATCCAAGCAATCCAAAGCTAGCTCTAGGTCCATTGATAGCTGAGTGGGTTGTTGATGTGTCACCACTTTTATTTTGATTAAAGTACACTCTATTCAAACCACCATTGACAGTGGCCTGAACATAGTTAGCTACCGTTGTGGTGCCATTCGATGGTTCTCCATCTACAAGAGTACTATAAATTAAACTTGCTGCACCACCTTCAGTGTTATTAGAAAACTGAGCGGATCGTGGTTGGCCTTGAACAGAGGCGATAAATCGACTGTCGTATGAGACAGTAAAGCTCTGATCATTGAGACCAACTGACAAAATATAATTTGATTGATTGGCAGACGATGGTGTTGGTGTGCTATTCGCAGGTGTGTTGATACCAGTTTCAAAAAATATAGACCTTGATGCACCGCGATCACCACTGACCATTATTGCTTCAGCACCACCTAAGTCTACAATTAAATTTTCTTCGGTAGCACTTGAGTCTGCAGCACTGGCAAGATAAATAACACCGTTGGAATGCTTTTTGACTATTTTTGCGTTCATTTTTTGATTTAATTCAATCGCTGGTAAATATAACAAATCTTGTCTAGGATAGGACAAAAGACCGTAGTTGATATTGGCATTAATTTGTGTGAAAGCTTCTAATACAGGAGTTTGTAAAATTTCCAAATCATAATAAGCAGAACCCGATGGATGATCTTTGTTGTAGAGACCGTAGTCAATCTCGTCATCACCAATTGCGAACTTGGAGATACTAAAGTCTCCCTGTGCCATTCTTTTACGCCCTACATCTGTAAGTACAGCGTCAAGAATAATATCTCCACTGTTATCTAAAAATGCCATTTTGTTACCTCTTCCTATAAATAGTATTGATTTTTAGTTATTCATCCAATTTTACATTTGGATCATTATAAGTAATGTTTAAATCTATTTTTTTGCCTGTTTTCTTTGACGTAAGTCTCAATTTAAAAGTATTATTCCAGATTAATTCTTCAGCATCTCCAACTTTTAAATTTTCATACTGAGAAGCTGCTGACTGAGAATAATCAACTCCGTCGTCATTAAAGACTAAGTGCTTTGCGTTTGGTATTACTTCTATTAATCTCTTGAATGGTTCGGAGATATTTTTGTAATTTTCTACAATCATGTCTCGGTCATTCATTACATCAAATAGTGCATACTTGTAACCACCATCATTTACTAATTCAGCTTTTATAATCTGACTATTTTGTCCTGAAATATTCAATTCATTCCTAGTTCTAAACAAATAGTAATATTGCTTATTGGACTTTACTTTATCATAGAATATTGATGATTTGTATGCAAAATCTTTGTCTGCAATTTTATTATCAATTGTTTTAAGATAGCCAGACTCAAAGTCAAGATAAGACTTGGGCTTCTTGTCGATTCTATAAATATCAATAAATCTTGCAGGAGACACTGTATTTTTTCTTAGTTTCATTACGTTAGTTAAATCGTTTGAGTTCAAATACTTTGCCTTAAAAGTCTCCTCTGCTGCGGTAGTGATTTTTGGATATAACTCTGGTGTAAAAATTTGATAGTTTAAATTAAAGATCAATGTGTTGCTGTTGTCTAAACTGTATGATGGGTCAACATTTACATTATTTGGAACGTGATCAGTAATTGTAATTTGCTTGGTGTGAATTGGTACCTCAACTAACTTTAATGATGGCTGAGTTGTTACAATAAAATTAGCAAAATAGGGTGGTATTATTTCATCTGATGCTGAAGATCTTCTAATTCTAATTGTGTCTTCTACAGCAAATGAGGTTATTGTTCCAACACCCACATCGCCAACCTCACCTTCAAGTAAATCGACAACCAAATCACCAGTAACGGGATCGTAATATTCAACGCAATAAGCAGTTACAGGATTATCAAGAGGTGAAATACTATCTGAGCCAGCGCCACTGGGTATATCGGTATCACCAGAATACCCTGATTGTTCACGGACTGTGCCTACAACTCTTGTTAATTGAAGATTTGAGAATTTGTATTTTACACCTTCAATGAGGTAGTAGGCATAAATTTTGTAAGTGTAATCAGTATTGTATTTTACTTGTGAATCAATCAAGTTAAATTCTTCCAAGTCTTCACTATTAAAAATCCAAAAGTTTTGAATTGTGCCTTGTGTATTTGAATCGCCAGACACAGCCCCAGCGATTTTTTCCACTCTATAAGCGACGGCTTCGTTTGGTTTTTGTTGAGGCTGGTTAAATGGCCCAACTCCGCCATCAACTGTTTTATTTTGTAGATTTAAAAGTGAATTAATATCTGACATATAAAATGCGTTAGAATCATTAACAAAGTTTGAGATCGTATCGTTTATAGTTCTTAAAGTGTTTCGTGTATTGAAAGCACGGTAAACACCGACTGTATCGCTTGCTGCTTTAGACTCTACGTTTGTCTGACCAATAACAGTAAAATCACCCTGATCATCTTTTATTTTATTATGTGAATACAACAATAATTCTGTAAAGTCAACTCCTCGAAATTCCACCGTTTGACTTGTTGATTTTCCAACATCATATTTCGTATCTATAGAAGCAGATAAAAATCTCTCATTTATCATGAATTGTAGTTGTTCAGTGGGAAGTAGCTCATTTGTCTGATTAAGAAACACTTCTTTGATTGTTCTTAAAAAAGTTGTAGAGTATTTATTTTTACTTATTTCTTTGCCGTACTTGCCTGTTCTTTCAACTGTAAAATTAATTTT